GCTGGGTTCTCGGTATTGCCAAACTGTACCACCTTGTCGCCTGCGGCAGGCAGGTCGCTCAGCAGGTCACACCATGCAGTGCGAACACCCGTACTGTTGGCCTCCTGTTCCTCAGTATAGCCATAGGCCACGTCGAAGTAGTGATATTCCTTGCCGTCTAACGTCACGGCTTCAGCGGAATAGCCCTTTACCAACCGCCACCAATAGATATTTCCTTCCTTGTGGGTATTGCCAGCATACGTCTCGCGGTCTATATTGTCTATATTAAACGTTTGACAACGGGCAAGGTCGTTCGTCTTCCATAGGTTGAAGATGGTTTTTTCTTCGTTCTTTGCCAAGAAATAGCACCTTACTCGGTTGACATTCTGCAAGTCCTCTGGCTTGAGGTTAATGCGGATTTTCTTGTTCCTTGCAAGAGCATAGGGCTTCCTGCTTGACAGTCGCATCAGAAAACCTTTCAGTGTCCAAGGTATCTTGCGGTCTGAGTATCCAAGTATGGTTTCCTCTCCCTGCTCGTCTACTTGCAAGTAGTCCGTGCGCTCAATGGTTGCCGAGGCAAGGCTCTGAGCAAGGTCGCCAGAAGTGAATTGCAATTCCTTAATCTCCAAGGACTCAAAGACAGCTTTCTTGCGTGCATATAGGTAATCAACTACCAAGCGCGAAGAGCCTGCATAGTCATTAGTAATCGACCAGCCCGAATCAGCCACCCCGTCGCCCGTGTAGTTCGACGACCTAATGGTGTTCATCACCGCATTGTACGCCGTCAACAATCCATTGACCACAACAGCACCGCGTGACACAAGTCCCTTTAGGAAAGTAATCAATCCCCTTGCAGTATCATCATCTACTTTTGAAAGTTTCTGAGCCAACCCAAGGGAATAACTGTCATCCTGCTTGGTTTGCCTCAACATTGATATTAAAGACCCAAGATGCTCAACATCATCAGCGACCTTTCCAATCTGATTTAGCACAACCTCGATGTTGTCAGAAAGAGTTATGTCATACTGTGGTAAAGGCGCATTTCCGTATTTTATTGTTATCTGTTTGACAAACAACTGCAATAAATTTCCAGAAAAATCGAAATGCACAATATTGTTTGTCTTTACCTGTGACAATATGTTGGTATGTGTCGCAAGGAAATATTCGTCAAACTTTAAAGGATAATCATAGTAATACACGTTGTTTTCAAGCATGTAAGACTTCATCTCCTCGTCAAGCTTCGTTTCCGCGCTTTCTATATATTCGTTCGGCAAAGATATTCCAAGAACAACAAACTCGTCCCCACTCTTCGGGTTTTGGTATATGTTAGGCATCAAAGTGCCAAATGTTGTATTGTCTTTTTTGACAACAATTACTATACTTACTTCATTTGACTTTGGGTATTTGTTGGTATCTCTTTGAGTGCCGTCTGGCGCAAAGTCACCATTAGAATCGTAGAAATTATTCTTGTAGTCCTCCCAGTCAACTTGGACATCAAACGTACACCCAATACATGCACCGCTTCGCATGTTTACCTTCATTTCCTCGGTAATGGCAGCACAAGCGTAAATGTCAAATGATAATCTTGGTAATGTTATCTGAAAGTAACTTTGTATATAGTTACCTTCGTCATCCATGCTATCATCCCAATTGCTTACAGGGTTCAAGTCTTTATCCAAAGGAACGGCGTTAACGATGGAAACATTCGCGCTACCGTCGTTCATTTGCGGATATGTATCGAACTCATGTATTTCGTAAGAAGGAGACGCTTCGTTGATTTTGTTCGGGTATTCATCCCCTTTTGCGTCATAGTAGTCAACCAGCTCTATATTTGGGTTATACCCTTGTGCAAACGGGTTTACTTTTTTATTTACGCTATCCCTATACACGGATGGCATAAGATGTGTTCTTGTAAATGGGTGCTTTATGAGCTTTACATACCTTCCACCAACAATTCCCTTGTATAGTGGGTATGATGTTGGGTCGTTAGGGTTATTCTTTGTGTCAGTCCAAGACTGGTCTCCTGTCCACACAATCTGCGGATAGCCGTATGGTATGTTTCTCTCACTTCCATATCCAGAAAGCCTTGTTACTATTTTGTTATTCCTTGGTGTTCTCGAATTGTTTTTCAACCCGACACCTTGCCCCATTTTAAACACGAAAGGTGTTCCTGCCTGCCTGTCAACATCTGTTTCGTATATCTCGTTTGAAGGAAGACCAAAAACAACCTTGAACCTTTTGCCTTGTCCATAGTACTGTTCAGTTTCACTTACAGAATCTATGACATAAGGAATGTCCCACTCCTCGTAGGCTTTTTTCATTGCATCGCCTATCGTGTTCTTGTCAAACTGAAGAACTTGACTTAAAGTGTTTGCCTTATCTTTTGGGAATCTATCACTCTTGACGACCACCCATTCCGTACCTTCAAGATTCTTGTTTAGCTTTGCAATGAAGTCGTCTGGCTTTCCAATCCATGAAAAAGTTTTGTTTTCCGACAGGTATCGTGTTTCATCGCTTGAAACTGCAACGTCTGCAAAAGGAAGATTGTTAAGCAAGTACATGGGATGATAAAACTCAAACGAATACTTTGTCATTCCCTTGAGTTCTGAATTATCCCTTACAAGACCTTCCCTTACGACTGTAGGAGGATTTACGATGGTGTACTTTACGTCTTTGTAGACAACGTATTCGTGCATCGTAAATGCAAGCGAATTATCCTTGTAGTACGCGTCACCAGTAATCTTGTCGCCAAGCGACATAACGACACTGTCAACAACGGACTTGCGAAGAACGAGATTGTGAAAAGGTGTCCCGTCCTCGTTGTATATAGGGAATACTATATTGCGACCATTTAGTGTACCTGTAGCCATCTTAAAACCTTAACACTTGCAAAGATAATAACTAATATTGAAATAACAATACAAAAGTAGCACCATTTTGGAATAATTTTTTTTTCTTTAACACTTTCTTTGATAACTGTTTGTATGGAATCGCGATAACAAGTGTCGATTCTGACCACCACACGGTCACGATACTTGGTTTTCTCAACGTATTTCGTATCGTAAATAGTATCTCCTTTCTGAAATACTGTATGATACACACTATCATGTATATTGTTAATCAATGTGTCGTGCTGTACCTTGGTTTCATACTTGACAACCTCCCTGTCAACATACTCAATTTTTGTTTTTGTTGCACAAGAGGAAAACACAAGAATGAGTGTAATAATAATTGTGGCAACAACAGGAGAGCCACAACCTATACGTCCCATTGGCGATTCTTCCCAAAGTTTATTGTAAAAAGTACCGTTGTTCATACTATTAAAAATAAATTGCCTTACCACCGTTGCATATCAAACACTTATATCGTATTCCGTTGAGCCTGTTAAGCCAGCCCCTAAGAAACTTGGACTGTGTGCCAACACCAATACGCTTAAAGAAAGCCTCTCGCTCACTCCATAGTTTATCGAAAAGTTCTCGCTCGTTTGGATAATTGTTGATTGCAGAGAGCGTCTTTGCACCTACAATTCCATCTTGGACAACGCCAAGAACTTTCTGTGGAAGTTTAATGCCATACGTTCCGCTTGCCCAAATCCAATCTACAAGAAGGTTTGCAATAGACTGCGACTTTATATCATTGGCTTTCCATTTGTTCCAAAACAAACGCTCATAGATATAGTCCCATTGGCTTTCCGTCATGTTCTTCAAGTCTTGTACGGACTTCCCTTGACCGAACACACTTCGGAAAGTACCAATGGTTATGCCTTTGTTAGTGTGAGACCCTTTATCTCCGCTTACACACGCATAATTCCCTTCCCAACTTCTAATAAACGGTTTTAAAGTTTCTTTCTTTGCCATATTCTATTCCTCCTTTTTTCTCTTTTTTTCTTTGTTTACCAAAGCTTCTATGCGACGACCCATGCGTGCAATGTCACATTTCATGTCTTCTTGTTGTGCCTTTAAGTCACTAACCTCTTTTCGCAACTCACGGTTCTCTTTTCTTAATTCCTCGTTTTCTTTGCGCAACAAATCGCGGTCTTGACGAATGAAATCACAAGACTTTTCCAAATCCTCGATGGTGTGTTGGTAAACATGTTGTTGAGCCTCCCAACCGTTAGCTTCCGCAGCAACCGCCTCTCCATTGGCCTTCTTTTTGTTCGCCTTGTAGTAAATGAACCAACCACCACCGAGAACTATTGTTACTATCGTGTTTATGATGCTATAAATATCCATATCTTTATACGTTTTGGTCGTCTGGTTGGTTGTCAATAATTACGTCGTTGCGATTTGTAGCAACATTCTCTGCGGTTGTGGCGGCTTGGTCAGCCATAGAATCATTACGGCTGACAAGACTACCACGTTCCTTGATAACACGCTCAACCTCGTCTGGTGCTGCATCGGGACACTTTTCAAGTACCGTTTGTGTAGACAAGTATGGTGCTTCCATTCCAAGGTTGACAAGTTTTGTATTCGTTGTTTCAAGTGACCAAGGATTAATCTTAGCACCAATGCGTACCTTGGCAAACTTGTTTGAGCCTGCACCTCCTTCAAGGTCAAGACCTTCTTGGTGTAAATAAACCATATCGTTGACAAAACGCTGCCAGTCCATTGCACTTTGAACGGCAAGAGAATAGTCGTTTGACATCGCAAGTGCAATACCATTACCACCGCTATTGGTAGTTGTTATGTCTTTCGGTGTGATAAATGACGTGGAAGAAAACAAAGAAATCTTCTCTTCCAAAGTTTTGAGATAGCCGTCCATTGTTTGCGGTTCTGGAAACTCCAACACCTTAACATCTTGTTTGCCATTTGATGTATCACTTGAAAGGTTTACAATCAACGTGCTTGAATCACGCTGTAAACTGCCCTTATCCATTTCTCCCCAAAATGCAAGGGCAAATGTACCGAAACGCTTTAGTGCGATAGCAGCTATGTTTGCCATCAACTCCCACATTTCGATAGAACTTTCGGCGTATTCCCATGCAACCTTTCCTCGTTTGATAAGCAATGGGTTGCGCGAAAATCCGTGAGGTTCTGGCACTATTTCCCATCCATTAGTTCCCTGTGTGCAGCGATAGTGTAGTTTGTTGTCAAATGCGTCTATGACTATCTTGTTGTCAACTTGGTAGAACAAAGAACGCGCAACCTCATTTCCGTATTCATCGTAATTTGGTGTCATCTGATAGCCATCCTCATACGAAAAATTAGTCATGGTGTATTTGCCAGTTTCTTTGTCGTAAGAGAACAGCAATCCGCAATTACCAAGCTGCTTGCAAGTGTTGATAGCCATGTACTTATTCCACTCGCAATTGCGCCACATCCATTCCTGCTTGATTTGGTCAAACAACTCTCTTTCCCCGTCCTCTGGCTTTGGGTTGAACAAACAAAAGTCAAGAGGGTTTGCAGTAAGGTTGCGAACATGAGCGGAGTGAATCAGTTTTTGGAACGATGCAGTTTGTGTTATTTCCATCATATTTGATGGTAACTCACATCCATCGACCACAACCTTGATGTGAGGTATTGCCTTATTTAATATAATATGGTGTAAGTCTGGGCGATACTCCGTTATATACCTATCTTGCGAAATAGGCTTTAAGTTCAAGTTTGCAAAACCTGTTTCAAGCATAGTGTTGTTTAACACTCCACTCTTTAACTTTTCGTAGCCATGCAGGTTTGTTGTTCCACCTCTTGTGAAAGGTTTCATTCGCATCAACCTCGTAGGCTCTGACAAAAACCAATTTATGTCTCTTTCTCTATTCATCTTATATCGTGCTTAAAGTTTGTAACATCCAATCGTTGTTTATCTTTATCTTTGGTCTTTCAAGACGTGTATCAATTTCCTCTTGCCCATTTACACCAAGCAATGAAAGCATATCACTTGCTTCAAGAGTTTTTCGCATCAACCCAGCATCGTCACGAAGCATACGGTGACAGTCATATATCATTGAGCCACACATAAGTATGCAATTATCAAACAAGTCTGGAGACATACCCTTTAACAAAGACTTCATTGCTTCTTTGTTCATCATGGCTATACGTCCGTTAGGTGTTTTGGAGAATTGGAATATACGACTCTCAAAAAGCATGTGCTTTAGGATTGTTGTACCGCCGCTCCTTTTCATGTTCTGATGATAGTAGTGCATATCTTTAAGGCGTGGCTCGTAATGAATCAAGCCAGCCTTAATCATTTGCATTGTGATATGTCCAGCTTCATCCTTGCGTGTCTTAAATTGTGATTTCCCTCGGTTAGATGCTTGTTCTGCACCACTAAACTGTTT